GCTGTTGGACATGGCGGAAGTGCCGGTGGCCAGCGTGCGTGCCGTCGATCAGCCGGCTGCCTTGAGCGTTCAGCTTGAGCAGCAGGGGGCGACGGTCGAGGCGGGTAGCTCCATGGAATCCACCGTGCCAGTTGCTGACGACATTCTGGCAGCGCGGGACGCGATCAGTGAGGCAATGTGGGTAGTTGCTGGGGAAAGTGAGCCGGATTACTTCGGGGCGCTCAGTGACGCTCGTTTGGCCTTGGATCGGCACTTGACCGAGGTGGCGCGCAGCGGTGTCTGGCTGCGCCCGTATCAGCCCCGCGATACGCTGTCCTCGCTGGTGTTGGCCCACCAGCTGTACGGCGACGCCCTGCGCGGCGCTGAAATCGTTTCGCGCAATGCGATTCGCCACCCGGGCTTCGTGCCTGCCATAGAACTGCAAGTCGCCAAGAGTTAAGCCATGGAGCCAGATAACACCGTCACCCTGAGCGCTGGCGGGCACGACTACGCCGGTTGGAAAGACGTGAGCATTAGCGCCGGCCTGGAGCGCCAAGCGCGTGACTTCACGGTTTCAATCACCTGGAAGTGGCCGGGCGGCGGTGATGCGCCGGTGCGCATTCGCCAGGGTGAAGAAGTCGAGGTGCGCATTGGCGATGAGCTGTTGCTGACCGGCTATGTGTTCAGTACGCCGATTCGCTACGACGGCACATCCATCACCCTGAGCATTTCCGGCCGCTCGAAAACCGCTGACCTGGTGGACTGTGCCGCGATCAACTCACCGGGCCAGTGGCGCGGGCAGAGCGTGCAGAAGATCGTCGAGGCCTTGGCCAGTGAATACGACATCAAGGTGGTCAACGAGGCCGCTGTAACGCTCGGCCTGGATGATCACACCATCGAGCCGGGCGAAACCGCATTCGAGAGTATCGACCGCCTGCTGACGCTTTCCCGGCTGTTCAGTACCGACGACGGCCGTGGCCGTTTGGTGATCGCCACCCCGGGCACGGCCGGGCGTGCGGTCGATGCGCTGGAACTGGGCAAGAACATTTTAACCGGTGACACCTCGCTGGATTTCTCCAACGTGTTTTCCGAGTACATCAGTCGGGGGCAGCGCAGCGGCACCGACGCTTCGTTCGGCGCAGCCGCATCCGAGGTGGAAGCGCGTATTAGTGATGACCGGGTGGCGCGTCGACGGGTGAAGGTGATCAGTCAGTCGGGGCAGTTGACCGAAAAGATGGCACGCGACCGCGTGCAGTGGGAGCGGGCCAACGCCCTGAGCAAGGCCATGACGCTCAATTACACCGTGCAGGGTTGGCGGCAGAGCAGTGGCGAGCTGTGGCGGCACAACATGATCGTGCGGGTGATTGACCCGTTGATCGGGCTGGACCGCGACATGCTCATCAGTGAAATCACCTACGAACTGGGCGAGTCGGGCACCTTAACCAAGATGACCGTTGCCCCACCTGACGGCTTCCTGCCTGAGCCGAACGATGCCTACGAGAGCCGCAAGCTCAAGAAGGGCAAGAAGACAGACAACTTCGAATACCTCATTCCTGCGGACTACAAGCCATGAGAAACCCCTTAGCGAGCGTGCTGGCTCGCGGTGTGGTCGTGCTGGCCAACTCGGCGCGCAAGCTGCAAAGCCTGCAGTTGCGCATCACCGCCGGGGAGATCAAAGACGACATGGAGCATTTTGAGCCGTATGGCTTTACATCATGTCCCTTGCCCGGCGCCGAAGCGCTGGCTGGGTTCATGGGTGATCGCAGTCACGGTGTGGTAATCATGGTGGCAGACCGGCGCTTTCGCCTGCAGGGGCTCAAGCCGGGTGAGGTGGGTTTGGCCACCGATGAAGGTGACTACCTGGTGTTCAAGCGTGGTCGGGTGATCGAGGTGGAAACGGTCACCTTCAAGGTCAAGGCCGAATCGGCGGTGGAGTTTGACACGCCGGTCATTCGCACAACCGGCCGTATCGAGTCGGATGGCGACCAGGTGGCGGGCGGCATCAGCCAGATCGAGCATGTGCATGACAACGTGCTGAACGGGCCGGGCAGCACCAACAAGCCGGTAGGGGGTGGCGGATGACCCGTGAAGACCTGCTGCGCCGAGCCGTCACCATCAGCCTGTTCACCTGGCGCCGGGCCGGCGCCGATGACCCGCTAGACGATGACGACCGTAAGGGCTGGTGGGCTGACGCCGTGCCCACGGTGGCCGGCGACCTGATCGGCTCCCGCTTGTACCTGCTGCAGCGCCGGACCATCACGGCGGACACCCTCAAGGATGCGAAGGAATACGCCGAAGAGGCCCTGCGCTGGATGACCGACGACCAGATCGTGACGACCGTTACGGTAACGGTGGAGCGGCAGGGCAATGACCGGGTGAACATGCTGGTGCGCCTCACCGAGGCCAACGGCGAAACCGTCGACCTTGCCTTTGAAGACACTTGGAGCCTTATCAATGCCGTATGACATTCCGACGCTACCGGCGCTGATCACGCGCACCGAGGCGGACTTTGAACGCAACGCCCCGGACGCACTGCGCCGCTCGGATGCCAAGGTGGCAGCCCGTGCGCTCAGTGGTGCGGCGTTCCAGCTGTTCGGCTATATGCAGTGGATTGCCAAACAGTCGCACCCGGCGACCTGTGATGAAGACATGCTGCTGCTGTGGGCGGATTGGCGCCTGGAGGAAGGGCGCAAGCCGGCTGTGTCGGCCTCTGGCTATGTAACCGTGACGGGTTCCAGCGGCGCACTGGTCGATGCGGGCGTGGTGTATCAGTCCGACGACGGCCGGCGCTACGTGGTCCGGGAAGCCGCCACGCTGGTGGCCGGATCGGCTCAGGTGCTGGTGGCTGCCGAGACAGCCGGGACGGCGGGCAACATCGAGGCCGGTACGCTGACGGCTGTGGCGCCTGTGCTGGGCGTCAACTCGACCGCAACCATTGGCCCGGCCGGGATTGCTGGCGGAACCGAGCAGGAAAGCGTTGACGACCTTCGGGTCAGGGTGCGGGCCGCGTTTAAGAACCCCAGCAAGGTCGGCAACGGTGAAGACTTCGTGGAATGGGCGCTGGAGGTTCCGGGGGTAACCCGCGCGTGGGCGCTGCACCGCTGGATGGGCCCGGGCACCTTCGGCCTCACCTTCGTCTGTGACGGTGATGAAGATATTTTCCCCAGCGAGGCCAAGGTGGCAGAGATGCAAGCCTATCTGGAGCGCAAGCGGCCGGTCACCAGCGAAATCTACCCGTTCGCCGCCCAGCGCTTGGCGATCACGCCGCGTATCAAGCTGGTGCCCGACACGTCGGCCACCCGCACGGCCGTAGAGAAAGCGCTGACCGCCCTGGTTAACGATGAGGGCGGCTCGGGTTCGGTGATCCTGCTGACCCATATCAGTGAGGCGATCAGCAATGCGCCCGGCGAAACGGACCACAAGCTGGAATGGCCCACGGCTGACATCGCGGTGGCCAGCAACCAGGTGGCCACGCTGGAGGGCATTCAATGGCTATGACCGAAAACGACTACCGCGAACAACTGCGCGGCTTGCTGCCGCCGGGGCCTGCCTTCGACCTTGAGCTGCAGCCCGATTGGGCGCAGATCGTGGCTGCCCTGGCGCCCGAGCTGGCCCGTGTGGATCAGACGCTGGACGGCCTGCAGCTGGAACTTAACCCGGCCACGGTCAGTGCCTTGCTGATCGACTGGGAGGACTATTTAGGCCTGCCGGACGCCTGCACGGTGCCGGGCTCGCAAACTCTGGCGCAGCGCCGGCAAGCCGTGTTGGACAAGCTGACCGCATCCGGCGCGCCGCAGTTGGAGTATTACCGCAGGCTCGCCAAGCAGGCTGGCGTGACTATCACGATTGAAGAATTCCGCCCGGCGCGGGTCGGGCCTACTCAAGTGGGCGACTTTCTGTATGGCGACGGCTGGCCATGGTCGTGGATCGCATCGGCACCACTGGCTGCCTATGGGACGGCCGAGGCGGCGGCAGCGCAGTGCCGCCTAGAGCTGGAGGCGCCCGATTACACCGACGTGGTGGTCGGCTTTGGTCGTGACGAGGTGGCCGGAATCGCGGCGAAGGTCGGCCAGCTGTTCCACGCATTTCATTATGTGACGCCGGCCGCCCTGGCCGGCCTTGAGGATTAGAGTATGCAGCGCATTTCAAGCTGGACGGATCTTGTCGGGGCGCTGGGCCGCTTTCGTTACGGGTCGCTCGCCCATGGCATTCCGCCTACGCCGCTTAAGGCGGAGTGGCTGAACATGGTGCAGGGAGAAATCGCTAACGTGGTGTTGGCGGCTGGCATCGAGCTGGACGCCACCAAGGAAGATCAACTGAAGCAGGCGATCTTGAAGATTGCCAGTGGTTACCTGCCATTGGCGGGTGGCACCCTGACCGGCTTACTCAAGGCGAGCAAGGGCGTTCGCACGGCGAAAGGCCTGCCGACTGCTGGCAATGCCAGTTTGGTGGGCTACGGCTTCGCCGGGGACGGTGACACCGGCCTGTATGCCACGGGCGGTACCGATGACGACGGTTCCGCCGTGGTGCTGGTTGTGGATGGTGTGGAGGTGGCCCGCTTCAAGAGCGACGGCACACTGACATTGGCGGGCTCCTACAGCCCGTACCATACGGGCAATAAGCCGGCCATGCTGGGTGTGGTGTATCCGGTGGGTTCGATCTACATGAACGCCACGGACGCGACTAACCCTGCCACGCTGCTGGGCTTTGGCACCTGGCAGGCGCTGGGCACCGGGCGAATGCTGATCGGCGCCGGCAGCGGCACCGATGCGCGCAACGAAACCAAGACGTTTGCCGGCGGTGCCACGGGCGGTGAGTACAACCATGTGCTGACCGTGTCGGAAATGCCGGAGCACGCCCACCAGACGCCACAAGGCAGTACGGCGCCCAGTGGCACCACGGGTCCAGTTTACGCCTCTGGCGACGATGAGACGCGGACCACCATCGGGAGCAACATCCCGGACAGCGGCAAGGTTGGCGGTGGTGCTGCGCACAACAACTTGCCGCCCTACCTCACCGTGTACATGTGGCGGCGAACGCTCTGAACCAAGATTTTGTGAAACCCGCTTTGGCGGGTTTTTTGATGCCTGGAGAAATATTCAATGACCGAAGTGGCGGCCGTAGAGGCTTACGCGGGGCAGCTTTCAGAAGCGGCGCAGAAGGCAACGACGCTGGCCGAAATGCAGCGCCAATACATCAATGGCAATGATCAAACCGACATCTACACCGAGACTGGGCCAGTGCCTACGCTGGCCAAGCAGGCACGACTGGGGCAGGAGAAGGTCACCGCTGCTCTGTCGGACGTAGCCACGCAGATGGCCGGCGCCATGGTATTTGACACCACGGCCATCGGCTTGTTGAAAACGCAGAACGGTGGCTATTTCAGCGTGCCCAGCGCGGAAATAGCCGAGTATCTGATCCTTTACAAGAATGCTGCGGGTGTTGCGCAGAGGATTAAGAGCTACCCGGCCGTTGAGGCTATCACCGAGATCAATGAAAAGATCGAGGAGATCGAGGTCAGCGAATCCCCCAATGTGGCGTTTGCGGTCCAGGATGAAATGGGCCGGGCGGCGTTGAGTGTGGCCGATGACGGTACCGTCGATGCGCAAAAGCTGCGCGCGCAAGAGGTTGAGGTTTCATTGCCCCAGTCCGCCCCGGTTTTCTCCGTCGAGGATGATTCGGGTAACGCGGCCATTTCGGTCGATGCCAACGGCAAGGCGATCATTCCTAACCTGCAGGTGTCTGGGCTCAGTCTGGCCGCCGCTGAAATGGCCAGCGCGCCATTCCCGCAAATCGCGTGGGGCATCTCTGACGAGGATGGCAACACGGTCGCCGGCTTTTATGAAGATGGTACGCCTTTTGGGTTTGGTGCTTCGTCCAGCACGAGCGCTGAGCCTTGGCAGTACCTGTCGCTTGGCCTGGATGATGCCATTGCGCACATCGGTGACAGTTACGGCGGGGCGCATTACGTGTTGCCGGACAAGGCCTACATCAGCCAGCTAGCGCAGCTTTCGCCATTCCGCCATGTGAACTTCGCGGTCAGCGGCAACGACCTGCTGGACATGCAATATCGCGTGATAAACGGTGCCAGTTCCACCGGCAGCACCTTGGCGGCGATGAAAGTGCGCTATGCCTTCCTTACGTCGTTCACCAACGATGCCGCGTTCCGCAACGTTGACCGCAGTTTCTATGCGGAGAACTACCGCCGGCTGGTCGATACGGTGCGCGGGCTGGGCATCGAGCCAATCATTACTACCGAATTCCCGGCGGGGTCTATCGACAATGCGTTGCTGAGCGCCCTGGCGGATGAAATGGGCTGTGCGTTTGTCGACTGTTCATCCATCGACGCGGAAGTTGGTGGGCTGAAACCGGGGCCTTTTCAGGAGGTTTCGGGGCATCCCGGCACCCGCACCGGCGGCGTTTTCTGGCAGCCGATGCTTGACTTCATCGACCGCCTGCCGCGCCCTGAACAGGCGATCAAGATCTATCGCAAGCGGTCTACGTTCAATGCAGCTCAGGCCGCAGACCTGCTGTACAAAGACCGACTCGACCGGGCAGAAAAGTGGAAAGAACTCAGCGTGTACCACTACGCGCTGAGCACGCCTGAGCGGTTCGAAGAGCTAAACCAGCTTGGCGTCTTTGGTACAGACTGGGGCTATACCGTCAAGGCAGATGAATACCTGAGATTGCAGAACGGATCGGCCGTCAGCTTCACCGACTATGGCCTGATTGAACTGACCCTGCCGGGCGACGCGGCAAGCCTGTCCACCGTTGAGATCAGCTTGGGTCTGACTGGTACGCCGAGTGTTTTCGCGCGTGACAATCTGGATGTGGATGCCAGCATGCCCGGCAAGATTCAGGGGTCTACCCCGACCGACGCTACCTATCTGTCCAAATGGAACAAGCCGCGCGGAGCGTGGCGGCTGTTGGGGGCGGCCCCGTCGGTGATCAGCTTGACCGGTTCCGAACTGTCCCGATCGATGGTCGGCCGAACGCTGACATTGATGGTTCAGGGGGCGTTCACCCTGTCTTCGCTCAGTGTCCGTTACAAGGGTCGGACGCGGATCAACGACATTGCCGTGCGCCGCCGCCGTAACGTAATTGGCAACAACCTGCTGGCCACTTCGGTGTGCGGTAACGCGCAGCAGCTGGCCGGCTGGACAGTCAGAGGCGCGCCTAAGACGCTGGTGCCGATTGACCTGGTGAATGCCCCGAGGGCGCCGGGAGGCGCTGCACCGGTCGATGGCGTCGTGACCATCACGGCCGACGACAATATCGGCCAGACAGTCAACTTGCCGGCTGACGGAGGGCGCAAGCGTCGCTACCGGCTGACGGTGTGGGCGCGCTACTTCCCGAAAGCCTACTTGGACCCGGCACGTTATCCGGGCCTGGATGCCGAGCAGATCATCGACCGTATGACCAGCGCCGAGCCGGCGCCGATCACCTCGGACACCTTGGACCTGCGCACCGTCAAGTGTGAGATGTGGACCGGTAGCGCCTACCCGACTGCTGGCGGGATGGAGCAAACCACCTTCGCGTCGCTGCAGTACCGCGCGCTTGAATTCGAATATGAGGCCCTGCCGTACCGGACAGGGCAGACCTTGAGCTTCAACCTTTCTTGCCTGAACGGATCGGTTCAGGTGGCCAAAGCTGATTTTGTGGAGATCGAAACATGGGCATGATCATTCGTGTAAAGGGCGTCAACTGGGCCGGTAAAGGCTTCCCGCTGGCCAATGGCTTCATCGCGCAAGCGAACCTTGAGGCCGCCTATGACTTTCGACCGCGTGCCTCACGCTTGCTGGAGGTGACGGGCAAAGGTTTCCTGGTGCAGCCGTACCTTAATAAGCTGGACGGTACCGTGGTGGCTGACCCTACAGTGATCAGGGACACCACCAACGGCCAAGGGATCATCGTCAAGAACGGGTTCATTGACTACGGCGTTGCGAACAAGACCTACACCGTTGGCGGCAGCGATGCTTTCACCCTGATGGTGGTGGGTGGCTATTCCGGCTTGGACTTTGAAGCAGGCCAGCCGGCCAACAATGCGTCCATCTGCAACCTGGCTGAAATGGGCAACGGCGTTTCCAGCGGGCCGACCTTACCCATGCTGCAACAGTACAGGGTCGACGGAACGCTGGGTGCCCGCGCGAACGCGGCGTATTCCTCCAACGTGGGCGCAGCGGAAGCGGTGGGCAAGAAGTCGTGTTTCTTCGTCAGCTACGACGGCGCCAAGATGACCTACACCAACAAGACTACCGGCGCCGTGGTGGTGAAAACCAACGCCGAACTGGGGCTGCCGGCTGGCCCGCTGGCACCGGCCACTCGGGCCAAGAACCTGACCAGTGGTAACTACTACCTCGGCACCACGGCGGTGATTGGCCTGTACCCGGAGCTGTATCAGGTGGCTCGCTGGAACAAGGTGCTGAGCGCGGCGGAAATGCAGGACCAATACAACTCGTCCCGCCTGCTGTTCTCAAAGGTGGGTATCTGATTTAAGCGTGCCGGTCAGCACGGGCCTCATTCTCAACGTGCTCAAGCCAGGCTTTCTCCATTTTGGCATCGACGTACCGGCCATCAGGCTTTCTCTCAATAGACCTCATTCGTAAGGCTGGGGTGAGAGAGGCTTGGTGTTCGAACGATGGGCGTTCTGACTCGTATACATACTCTTCTTTGGATAATCCACGGAGATGAGTTAGGAAGCGGATGAGTTGGAAAAGCATGCTAGTCCCTTTTTGCAGCGATTGACCTGGCTATTTGAACACGCTTCGACTGAATCTCCCAATCTCAGACCATCTTGCAAAGCCCGCCCAGAGCGGGTTTTTTTATGCTTGGAGAAATGTAATGGCAACAGCACTACCCCGAGGAGTACGCAACAACAACCCTGGGAATATCGACTTCAATTCCCGGAATGCTTGGTCAGGCCAGCTCGGCCTGGAGCTGGGAGTGTCGAAGCCCCGATTTGCCCGCTTCGACTCGCCGGAGAACGGCATTCGTGCACTGGGCAAGCTGCTGCTGAACTACCGGGGCAAGGACGGTATGCCCGGTGTTGGCCGTCTTGGCATCGACACCCCGCTGGAGTTCATCAGCCGGTGGGCGCCGTCCAGCGAGAACAACACCTTGGCCTACGCCCAGGCCATTGCCAAGCGCCTGGGCGTTGGCGTGCGCGATTCCATCGACATCTCCAAGCCGCAGGTGCTGCGCGAAGCCGTGGTCGGCATCATCGTCCACGAGAACGGCGACAACCCCTACAAGGCCGAGGTGATCGACGAGGGCGTGCGGAGGGCGCTGGCATGACCATCAAGACGATTGGCCGCTGCATTGGCCGAGCGGAAGACGGCTCGCTGTGGTTCTTCTGCCTCGGCTGCAAACTGCCGCATAGCCTGAACGTGGGTGCCGGCCCTGGCCCGCGCTGGGGGTACAACGAGAATGCAGACGCACCGACCTTCACGCCGTCTGTGCTTTCGCGGTACCGCATGGGTAGTAAAGAAACGGTCTGCCACTCCTTCGTGACCGACGGCCGCATCCAGTATCTCGCCGACAGCACCCACGGCCTGGCCGGGCAAACGGTTGACCTTCCAGAGTGGGAGGCGGCATGGAACAGCTGGTAGCGAAACTTTCATTGCCGCTGCGCTTGCTGGTCGTGCTCCTGGTGGTCGCCTCCTATTGGGGCATATACCAACATGGCCGGTCGGTTGAGCGAGCAGAGGCTGGCCAAGCATCGGCGCAACGAGACAGCGGTGACCGGCTGGCCGAAGTGATCGGCGAGCGCGGCGCTCGGCAGGAAGAACAACGACGCGCCACGGCGCAGGAGGAGGCGAGAGCCAATGCCCAGGAAGAACGTACGATTGCTAATGCTGGCGCTGCTGGCGCTGACGCTGCTGGCCAGCGGGTGCAGCACGACGCGGCCCAGTTCGCCGCCGCCGTCAGTTGCCCCGGCCCGGATACCGCCGCTATCGCCAGAGGCCAGAATGCCACCCGCGCCGCCATGGTGCTCTCCGACCTGTTCCGACGGGCTGACGCGCGAGCGGGAGAGCTGGCGAAAGCTTATGACAACGCCCGCATCGTAGCGAACCAGTGCGCCGCCGAGTACGACGCCTTGGTCATGAGACGGGGGACCGAACGGCCCCGCCAGTAATTCGAAGGCTTCATGCAAAGAGAGCGGCCACCGGGGATGCGTCAACATCCCTGCTGACCGCCGAACCCGCAGACCATACCTGCAAGCCCAGCCAAGGCTCCCGCTCTGTGCACAAAGCACGGCGAGCCTAGCACCTGTTCAT